TCACCCAGCCTGCCCTAGTTTTTGCCTGGTTTCTTCCAACTCCGGGCTGACCTGCCCGGCCTCGGGGATCGTCTTACCTGTCACCAGCCAGAACGCGTATTCAGGCCATTGCTTGGTGATGGCTTCGATGTGGTCCTCGTTGACCTTCTGCGTTCCCTTCTCGATGTTGCCCCACTTGTACTCCTCCACCCCGGTGAGCTTCTCCAGCTCACGGCGGCTGAGACCGGCTGATTCGCGGATTTTGCGAATTCGGTCACGGATCATGGTTAACATTTAACGGTTAAATATTGACTGGGTGAATGTTATCGGTTAATATTTAACCGTTCGTTGGCAATGCTCCCTTAATGCCACGCAATGAGGACCCACGTTATGCCTGACGACTCGCCCGGTCAAGAGCTTGCGCCCTCGCTGCCGTTCCAGGTGGTGGTTCCCTTCATGACCCGCCAGCGCTACGCCGAACTCACCGGCGTCTCGGTCGGCATCGTCGACGCCTGGGTCGACCGCGGCTACCTCCCCTCCACCGTCATCGGCAAGCACCGTCTGGTGAACGTCGCCGCCCTCTGGCGTCGCGCCTTCGAAGACGAGAACTACCTCTAGCGCCCTAGCCCTCGGAGTCCACCATGAACATCACCGCACATGAGTTCCGTGCCCTGGTCGACCACATCGAGACCGAAGCGCTCCAGTTCGCGAACGCAGTCGAGGGCACCCGCCTGTACGATCGCCAGTTAGCGCTGGCGTTTGTCACCGCTGGTTATCACCGCCTGGACGGCTTGCGGCAGTTGGCGGTCCGGCTCGACCCGTACCGCGACGAGGAAGGGCTGCGCGCCCACATCGACGCTGCACGGTTCCGCCTGGAAGCGATCTTCACGCCGCTGATGACTGAAGTGGCCGCGGCGGAACTGGCCGCGATCGATGAAGTTCAACGCCGGGAAGAGCCGGCCGCTCTCAGCGCCCCACGCCCCCCGTTCACGCATTCGGTGTGGCAATGAGCGCCGCCAACCCCGGCGGCACTCTCGGCCGCATGCGGCCCTACCCGGTGCGCTGCCAGGAACCCTATCGACCGCGGGTCAAACGGCCCGAGCCGCCCAGCGACGCCTGCCCCTTCTGCGGCAACCCCGACCCCGAGGTCGACGAAGTGGACGTCGGCACCTACGCCCTTTGCTGCCAGGACTGCGGCGCCCTCGGCCCCCGCTCCACAACCTCACCCGCAGACGCGCTCCACCGCTGGCGCACGAGGCGGGTGTCATGACTACCCCGCTCCTGGCCTTGCCCCGGTCTTCTGCCACGGTCAATGAACTGGACTCGCCGCAGCGACCGCCCAAGGCAGCAAAACGGAGCGCAGGAACACCCCCGCGGGTCCCCACGGCCCCACCGCGGCCCACCGCGAGCCCCGGCCTTGACGGTACCCCCCACCCCGCTCCGCGCCCTGCAGGCCAAGCCCACAGCGGCCGCTGGCACTACTGCTGCCAAAACTGCGGCACCCCCTGGCACCCCGCGGTATGGCCCGCCGACCACTTCCCTCGCTGTGCCTGTGGCGCCCAAGCCTGGCAACTGACCTGGAGGGCACCATGAACGCCGTCCCCGGCTTCGCCTTCCCCACGCCCTGCAGCTGCGACGGCTGCGCCCATGCCATAGCGTCCGCCCACCCGATGCTCGTCGCCTGTCGCCTCGGCCACCCCGACCCGAGCGCCTGTGGCCTGTTCCGCAAAACCGACCGACAACGCCACCTCGACCTCGAGCACTACCCCGGCTGCGCCCTCTGTGAGGCCACAGGCACCTTCGCCGATGCCTCCCCCTGCCCTGCCTGCGGCGGTACCGGCTACGCGTTACCACGGGCACCCGAGGGCGACGCATGAACGCCCTCACCTGGCGCTTCCTGCCAATCAACCTCCGGGTCCTGCCGCATTGGCCGGGTGGGCTCGAATCAACCCCGGCCTCTTCCCTGGCGTCCGACTCGGGCTCAACCTCCGCCCAACCGGCGTCCGTTTCGGAGCCGAACGACTACAAGAGTCCACTGTATATAACCAGTGGACTCTCCGGCAACCGTTGCCGGATTGGGCATTTTCAGTCGCCTGAGAACGCCCCTTTTCCTGCGTGTCAAGACCCTGGACTCTTGTGCCACCGTTGCCAAAACGGTCAGGGCTCAGGCTTCCGGCGGAACGCCAAAACGACCGGTCAAGCACCGGGACCGACCACGGGAGGGAACCCCCGGTGATCGACATGCTCGTCCTCCGCTGCGACTTCCGCGACTCCCTCGGCTTCCACCTGGACGGCCTCGGCCTCCCCCTGCAAGCCTCGATCACTCCCCAAGGCGAAGTCCATGCCCTCCGCCATGCCTGGGAGAAGATCCCCTCCAGCCACACCGATCTCGCCTTCAAGTGCTTCGATATGTCCGAGCTCCGCGGCGCCTTCATCGAACTCAAGGCCTCCCCCGCCAAGATCATGCAAGGCCAGAACGTCTACGGCACCGACGACCTCAAGGTCTGCGCCCTGGCCCTGATCGAAGCCTTCTTCGCGGTCTACCCCTGGGTCTTCGAACTCCTCGATCAAACCACCTGGGAAGTCTCCCAAGTCGACGTCACCTACGCCTCCTGGGCCGAGAGCGAGCAGCAGGCCAAAGCCTTCGTCCGCGCCCTGTCCCAAGTCAGCAAAGGCCAGACGAAGTGCCGCCGGGGTTACGAGACCACCGCCTACTTCGGCAAGGAAAACAGCCGCCTCAAGAAGATCAAGGTCTACGCCAAGTTACCGGAAGTCCTGGCCTTCATCGACGAAACGAAGCGCAAGGGCGACCCGAAAGACCTGCTGCAGCACTACCCCGACGAGCTGCTCACCTGGGCTCAAGGGATGATCCGCTGGGAAGTCAGCCTGCGCCAACGCTGGTTCGAACGGCGTGGCATCAGCATCCGCCTCACGCACTTAGTGAAAACCTTCAACGCCCAAGACCACTGGCTCGCCGCCACCCAAGACCTCAGAGACGCACTGGCAGGTAAAGACATGAAGATCATCCGCGACGAAGACGTATTGCGTGAACTGCGCACCCTCTACCCCCTCGGCCGCACCGGTAAGCCGAGCACGGCGAGGGCCGATGGCGCTTACCGGACCTACCGGGCCATCCGCGTGGATGGCTGGGAAGAAGTGAAGCGCACCATGGCCGATCGCACCTTCCGTCTACACATCGAAATGCTCCAGGCCTGCGGCCTCTCCCGCGCCCACCTGCAGAGCTTCGAGGCCGGTGCGGAAGTCATCCCCTTCCTGCGCTACGCCACGGTCGAGTTCCGGAACCAGTTCCCCGACTTCGCCCAGAAAGCCGCGTGAGTCCGCCATGAACACCCACCACCCGCCCCGCTACCGCGCCGTGTTCCAGTACCACGGCCGCGGGCGTATTCACTACCGCTCGGTCGACTTCGACCCCATCGCGCACCGGGCCGACCCGCAGGCTTACCTGATCACGCTCCAACACCGCCTCGGCCCAGGCGTCACCCTGATCCGCGTCGAAAGCGTCGAGGCCGAAGCCGTCTCACAGAGGATTCCCCCATGCGCGGCCTGAAACACCTCAAGTGGTGCGCGGCCTGCGCCAACGAATTGCCGCTCTCGGCCTTTGCCCCCGACGAACGGCTAGCGGGCGGTTACGCCCATGTCTGCCGCCTCTGCGCCAGCCTCCTGGCACTGCAGCGGCTCTGGTCCCGCCGAGCGGTCCAACTGCACCACATCACCGCCCGTCGTGCCCCCAACCCGAAACGGTGAACCCATGAAATTCAAAGTCCTCAACGTCACCCAAGCCACCGGGATCAGCAAGAAGACCGGCAGCCCCTTCGCCATGAAGCGCATCGCCATCGCCGCCGACCTGCACCCGGTCAACACCCAGAACTACCAGCTCGAAGGGGCCGGCTTCGCCATCGAGGAAATCGACGTCCTCGATAGCTTCTACCCGGAACTGTCGCGCCACTTCGCCGCCAAGTTCCAGGGCGCCCCGCTGGAACTCGACTTCCGCGTCAGCGCCAGCCGCGGCCGCATGCTCATCGAAGGCTTCGAGAGCACCGGCCCGGTCGCCATGCCCAAAGCCATGGCGGGCTGAACCATGCGCTACGTCCCGCTCTGCGACGGCACCCTCACCGACCTCGGCAACGGCACCGTCTCCTGTTCCGGTACGTGGCTCACCACGATCGACGCGTCGCCGATTCCCGGCGCGTTCGATCTCTCCCTGCTCGACCCCGCATTGGTCATGAACTACTTCGGGGCGGGCTTCGGAATCGTCGGCGCCTGCGCGCTGTTGGGTATTTGCGTTGGCGCCATCCTCCACATGATTCGAGGTAAACGTCCATGAAAGCACTACACGCCTTGCTCGTGGGCCTGGTGGCCCTGCTCTGGTCGATGTTCGCCGCGGCCGAAGGCCTGGCCGACATCACCGCCGCGGTCGACTTCTCGGCCGTCGTGGCCGCGATCATCGCCGTGGCCGTGGCCGTCGCGGCGGTCTACGTCACCGCCCGTGGCGCCGGCCTGATCCTCAAGGCCATCCGCGGCCGTTAAGGCCCCACCCCAAGGCCCGGCTCCGGCCGGGCCCTCCCCACGGGAGCCCGCCATGGTCGCACTCTGGTATCTGGTCTTCTTCGTCCTGGGGGCGGTATGCGCGCACGTCGTCTTCTCCCGTTTCTGATCGCCCTCGGCGCCACCCTCGGCAGCAGCGCCTTCGCCATCACCCTCGACGCCACCAAGATCAACACCGCTGGCGTCTACGCTGCGGGCTCGGCGGTGCCGACCCTGCTGAGGACGGCGAACGCAATAGGCAAGCTCGCCTCCAAGTGGCCGGTTGTCATTGGTATGTCCATCGCCGATGCCGTAATCCGCGACATGGCCGGTCAAGAAGTCCATTGGCTGCCCTCCGGGGTCCAGCCAACTGCCACGCATTACCCGGTACCGGCCGGGTGGTCGAGTCCGAATAATCCCCCGGCCGGTGTAGGAACGCAGGTGGTTTATAGGGTTACCTTATATGGCACATCGACCCTATATGAAAATACCAGTTTGCAAGCGGTTGCGGAAGCACAGTGCAAGGCAATGGGTGATTCAGCCAATGGTGCTCCGCAACACCAGATGAGTCTGGTTTCGTATAGTGCACAAGGTATTATCTGTGCAGGGTATTTGTACGGGTCTTATTCGGCAAGCTGGTCGGCGGGTGGGTACAGTTCGGCTACTTCGTGTGCTGCAGGATATCAGTTGGTTTCAGGGTCCTGTGTGTTAAACGAAGGGACCACCTACGGCTACGCCCAGTGGCCCGCCGATGGCAAGGGGACGCTTGTGAACGGTGGTCAATGGTCCGGCGGCGGGGCGTCGGGGCATTGGAAAGATCATGTCCGCGAGCCGGATGCGGATAAAGTGTCGCCGCCGACCGGGACGTTTAAGCGAAGTGGTCTGGATGAATATGGGAATCCGACCAAGGAAGATTTGGAGCCGTTGCCGGACGGCGGCGTGAAATATCGTCGGTTCACACAGGGTGAGGATTCCGTTGGGGCGCCGGTCACTGTCAAGCATGAAGTGGTGACCAACAATGCTGGTGATGTGACCAATAATACATATCAGTATTTCGCGAATCAGACGATTGAAACTGTCTACAACGAAGAGGGCACGCCCACCGCAGCTCAGCCGGTCGACCTGCAGCTGCCGGACGACTACGCCCGGGAAAATACGCTCCAGGGCACCAATGAGAAGCTCGAGCAGATCAAGGAACAACTGGAGCAGGACGACACCGCCTTTCCGGCCCTGTCCGAGGCCCCCGAGTTCTCCGAGACCCTGCAGGCGTTCTACTCGCGTCTGACCACCGAAGGCCTCGGCGGCGCCTTGTCGAATCTTCAGGCCGACGTACCCGCCGGCGAATGCCCGGTGGCCAGCTTCGAGGCCTGGGGCCAGTCCTTCGACTTCGACGCCCATTGCCTGATCTGGCCCCAAGTCGCCCCCCTGCTGGCGACCGTGATGCTCGTGGTGTGGGCCTGGATCGGCCTGTCCATCCTGTTCAGCGCCTGAGGTGCCACCATGCCCAACCTACCCGGCTTTGCCCAGTGGCTCATCGATCTGCTGCTCTACGTGCCGCGCCTGCTCTTCGCCGCGCTCATGAACGCCCTGGCCGAGCTGCTCACCGCCATCCCCGTGCCGAGCTGGCTGGACTCGGCCGGCTCGGCCTTCCTGAACCTCTCGGCCGGCGTCATGTACTGGCTGGAGTGGTTTCAACTCGGTACGGGCATCAGCATCGTGCTGTCGGCCTACGGCCTGCGCTTCCTGATCCGCCGCCTGCCGTTCATCGGGTGAGGCCATGTCCATCGTCGCCTACATCGGCCGCCCCGGCTCCGGCAAGAGCTACGGGGTGGTCGAGAACGTCATTCTCCCGGCCCTGCGGAAGTCGCGTACCGTCGTCACGAACATTCCCCTTCACCAGGACGCCCTACAGGCAGCCTTCGACGCCTACCGGCTGCTGCCGTTCACGGCCGAGGACTACGCTAAACCGGAGTTCTGGCTGACCCTCCCGGCCGGCGCGGTGGTGGTCCTCGATGAAGTCTGGCGCGCCTTTCCCGCCGGTCTGACCCAGGACAAGATCCCGCCGGAACGGCGCGAGTTCCTGGCCGAACACCGGCACCAAGTCGGTGAGGATGGCTTCTCCACCGAAGTGGTCTTGGTGACTCAGGACCTGAAGCAGATCGCCGCGTCGATCCGCTCCCTGATCGACAAGCTCTATGTCGCGGAAAAGCTCGATGCCGTGGGCGCCACCCACCGCTACCGGGTGGACATCTACCAGGGCAGCGAGGCGAAGGAAGCCAAGTTCATCCGCTCGGTGCAGGGCCGCTACCGGCCCGAGGTCTACCGCTTCTACCAGTCCCACACCAAGGCCCAGAACGCCGCCGTCGCCGGCATCGAGGAACGCCCCGACCAACGCGCCACGATCTGGGGTAACAAGCTGCTCATCATCGCCATTCCCCTCTGCTGGATCGGCCTGCTGTGGGCCGGCTTTCAGCTCTGGCACACCGTGAACGGCGGTATCGCTCCCGAGGGTGCCGTGGTCACGACGCCTGAGCCGGTGCCGCCCGCGCCGCCCGCACCGCGGGTCATCGACCGTCCGCCCCCGGTCACGCTCAGCGCCCCGGCGCCACCCCCGGAACCCCAGGAGAGCAAACGCTGGCGGGTCGTCGGCAGCCATTCCGATGGCCGGCGCACCGTCATCCATCTGCGCTCCGTCACCGGCGAACGCCGCCGCGTCGCGGCTACCCGTTGCCAGCATGACGGCCTCGAGTGGGCCTGCGACCTCGGCACCGAACGCATCACCCCCTGGTCCGGCCGGGTCACCCTCGCGGCCATCGGGCGCGCGCCGCAGCTCCTCGCCGACCAGGTCGCCGACACCGCCCGCACCCCCCGGCCCCGCCCCACGGCCGACACCGGCCCGCTCGGCCGCGAGGGACGCAGCGGCGAGCCGGGCCGGTGAGGCTCGCTCCGCTCGCTCACCGCGCCGCGCTCCACTCACGCCCTCACCCGCACCGCCCGCCGCGCGCGCCCGCAACGCCACGGGACACGCACCGGCCCACTTGAACCATGGCCATCACCAAAACTCCCACCGGCTGGAAGGTCGACATCCAGCCCACCGGCCGCGGCGGCAAGCGCTACCGCAAGCACTTCGCCACCAAGCTCGACGCCAAGCGCTGGGAAACCGCCATCAAGGCCAAGGTTGCCCAGGATCCCCGCTTCGAACTCCCCCGCAAGGACACTCGAAAGCTCTCCGACCTGGTCCGGCTCTGGTACGAACTCCATGGGATTAACCTGAAAGCTGCCGGCGATACCCACCGGCGCCTTCAGGCCATGACCGAAGCCCTCGGTAATCCCATCGCCGCCCAGCTGACCGCGCAAGGTTTCGCCGACTACCGCGCCAAACGCATCGCCCAAGGCGTCACGCCGAATACGGTCAACCAGGAACGCGCCTACCTTACAGCCGTCTTCTCCGAACTACGCCGGCTCGGATACTGGCAACTGCCCAATCCGCTCGCGACCGTTCGTCCCATCCGGGTTACGCAACAAGAACTGAGTTTTCTCAGTCAGGAGCAGATCGAGCGCCTGCTCGTTTCGCTCTCAGCCTCCAAGAACAAGGATGTGCTCCTGATCGCCAAACTGGCACTGGCCACCGGCGCCCGATGGTCGGAAGCCGAGCATCTACGCCGCGAACACCTCCGCACCGATCCCGGCCTGGTCACCTTCAACGACACCAAGAGCCGCAAGAGCCGAGCGGTACCGATCAACGTGGAGCTGGCGCAGGAACTGGCTGAGCGTCTTGATAAAGGGCCTTTCCGTTCGGCTTATTGCGCCTTCCGATCAGCGGTGATCCGCGCCCAAATCGAACTACCCGATGGACAACTGGCGCACGTGTTGCGCCATACCTTCGCGAGTGTCTTCCTGGCGAACGGCGGGAATATTCTGACCCTGCAACGGGTGCTCGGGCACAGCAGCTTGACCGTGACGATGCGCTACGCGCACCTGGCGCCCGATCACCTGCAGGAAGTTTTGAGATTCAACCCGCTTGCGGCGTTGACACTTGGTTGACACCACACCGGAGAACGGTGCAGGAAATCACGGTAAGCGGTTGATTTAATGGTGGGCCATGTAGGGATCGAACCTACGACAAACGGATTAAGAGTTCTTTTCCTAGAGGTTTACGTAGCTTCACCGTCGCATACAAGCATTGCTGATTCCGTGACTTAGGATTATTCTTCGTTTACGAACGTCGCCCGAAATTCACCCACGCGGTGACCCCGAGGTGACCCCAAGCGGAGAAGCCCTAATGTCGAACGATCTGAACTTCACCAAGCGGGCCATTGAGGCGCTGTCTCTGCCCGCTGCTGGCCAGCGCGACACCTACCAAGACACCAAGGTTACGGGGCTCGAACTGCGCGTGACGAGCACCGGGACCATGACCTTCTGTGTACGTCGCAAGGTCAAGGGCAAGGCTGAGCGCATCACCCTAGGCCGGTACCCTGCCATGACGCCGGAACAGGCGCGCAGCCGTGCAGCCGAGATCAACGGCACCATCGCGGCGGGCCGGTCACCGGTCACCGAAAAGAAACGCGAGAAGCTGGCCGCCAAGACGCTCGGCGAAACGATCGAGGAATACATCGAACGGCGCACATTGAAACCCAAGACCGTGCAGGATATTCGGCAGTGTGCGAAGGAGGTCTACCGGGAGTGGTCCAGCAAGCCGCTGACCGCGATCACGCCGGACATGATCACGAAGCGCCACAAGGAGCACGGCAAGACCCGATCCGAAGCGCGGGCGAATTTGGCTATGCGCTACCTGCGGGCCTTCATCAACTTCGCGATGGACACCCACTTGGACGAGCACGGCAAGCCGATCATCACCGACAACGCCGCGGCGCGGGCCATGAAGAAGGCATGGTTCCGGGTAGATCGACGGCAGACCGTCATCAAGCCGCACGAACTGGAAGCCTGGACCGCCGCGGTCATGGCGCTGCCGTCTGAGGATCACCGCGACTACTTCATGTTCTTGCTGCTGACCGGACTGCGGCGACAAGAAGCGCTCGACCTGACGTGGCACACGGTAGACCTGACGGGCGGCACGTTTACTGTGCTGGACCCGAAGAACCACCAAGACCACACCCTTCCGCTGAGCGACTATCTGGCGGACATGCTGACCCGGCGGAAGGCTGTTTCAACATCTGCCTATGTGTTCGCGGACACGGCTCGGCGGCGAGTCTCAAATTTCCGCTACGCACAAGCGGCGATCGAAAAGAGCGCGGGCGTCAAGTTCACGCCGCACGATCTGCGGCGCACGTTCGCAACCATCGCGGAATCCCTCGACATTCCCGCGTATGCACTCAAGCGGTTGCTGAACCACGCGAACGGGGCCGATGTGACGGCGGGGTACATCGTGGCGAGCGTCGAGCGGCTGCGAGACCCCATGCAACGGATTACCGACTACGTGCTGAAGGCGGGCGGGCTGAAGCCGTCTGCCGATGTGATCCAAATTCGGGCGCAAGCCTGAGAAATCGGGGCAACCCGACACAGCCATGTTGGGTTGACCCTAACCACAACCCACCTGATACGAGGTGACATCATGGCTACTCGCAACATTACCACCGACAGCGACGCCCTGGAGGCGCTGGCGCGGATTCTCGGGACCATCCAGACATTGAGCCACGAAGGCCAAGGCGCGGAGGGTGACCGTTCGCGCATGCTCAGCCTTGCCGTCGAAGCATTGGCGCGACAAGGGCTCGACCTGATCGACAATGACCCGTCAATGGTAGGTCCGCACACCACCGCGGATGAGTTACGCGCCTTGAACTGACCCAGCCCAGACAAGCCGCCCTAGCTCGACGGGGCGAAAGCCGGGACACCCGAAACCGGCCGGGCGGCTTCCCATCTTTCGGGATTCGTCATCGGGGGCGCTTTTGAACCGGGAAGAACGGCGATTCGTTGCATTCGTGCGCCTGCTCGTGCGTAAGCGGCGCGAGCTAGAGAGCACGGGCAAATATGGGACCCTCGCTGAACAGCGGATCAACAACGACCCGCGGTTGACTGAGGCATTCACCACGCTCGATGACAATACAAAAGGTCGCATGGTGAGAGCCGCAAGCCTCGCGTTACGCGACTTCATGCCTTTCCGCAAGGCTGCTGACCGGGCTGAAAGGAAGGCTGAGGAAATCGCTAAAAAGGCGGTCGAGCTTCAACGATGTCTTGAACAATTTTTCTCCAGCGTCCCGCCGCAGGTGGTGACCCAAATGTTCTCCGTCAATAACCTTCTGCGAACGGCTGCGAATCCGAGATCGGAAGGCCGATGGGAACTAAATCGAGAGCACGTCCTTGATCCAATAATCCCCGAAGGCGCTATCGGATGGTCATGGGCCCCCGGCATTGACATTCTTATTGGGGAGCTTGCTGAAAAGGCTCGCGCTTTCCGTTTTGATGAACTGCCGATCGAACCTGCCTTTATCGCTGTTCGTCAGGCTCGGAACAACCCCAAGACCATATACCTTCGGGCATTCATCTCGTACCTCGATGATCTAGGCATCGCGTCACATCAAGCGTGCGACGTTTCACTTAGGAAAGCGGTGGCGACGGTTGCCACCATCGCTCTTGATCAAGACATAACCCTAGATGATGTCAATAAGGCGCTGATTTCGCGCCAAGAATTTCTTCGTAGACTTTCACGATGAATTTCTTCGACACGCCGAAGCGCGTGCAATCTAATACGTATCGCTACAAAAACAGATCAGACGATACGTATGACTACCGAATCTTCTTCGCGCCCCCTCGATATCGACGCACTTCCACCATCCACGCTCCTTGATGAAGTTCAAGCCTCACTTGCTCTCGATGTTAAGCCGACGACACTTAGCGTCTGGCGCTGCACGGGACGCTACGAGTTACCGTTCATCAAGGTCGGACGGAAAGTTAGATACCGTATTTCAGACATAAAGGCATTCATTGAAAGTCGGAGGGTCTCGGCATGAGCCTGCCGGTATACGGTTTGCCGCTAACCCCGACCCAAAGCCCGGTATTCGTCACCCCAGATTGGCGAATCGGACGGCGCATCGCGGATGTAGGCGGCACTGCCATATACCTACACGACCCGGACCAGCTACCCGACCTCTCGGAACTCGCCGGGCGCGACTGCTGGCTGATCTGGCACCGAGAAGCGGACACAGCGCGGCGGCTGGCGCAGGCCCTCGCCGCTTCTGGCGCGATCGGCGAGGTGATCCAAGCGCACGAAGGCGGCGCATGGCTGCGGGGTTCTGATGTCTACTGAGCCGATCAGCCTCGAAGCGTTCGCGGCCGCGGAATCCGCGGAGAAGCCGCGACAGACCGTCAGTTTATTGCGTGCGTCAGACGTTACGCCCGCGCCGATCCGGTGGCTTTGGCCGGGCTGGCTTGCCCGCGGGAAGCTGCATGTGATCGCGGGGGCACCTGGCACCGGCAAGACGACGGTGGCGCTGGCAATGGCTGAGACCGTGTCAACCGCTGGATGCTGGCCGGACGGGAGCGCGACGGCAGGGGGAAACGTGCTGATCTGGAGCGGCGAGGATGACCCAGCCGACACGCTTGTTCCGCGATTGCTGGCCGCGGGCGCCAACGTGTCGCGAGTTCACTTCGTAGGCGACGTGCTGGAACGAGGCGGAGCGCGTCCGTTTGACCCGGCGACCGACTGCGCTCTACTGGCCGCGGCTGCCGAGCGGCTTTCCGATGTGACGCTGCTGCTAGTCGATCCGATCGTTTCCGCTGTGCCTGGCGACAGTCACAAGAACGCCGAGGTTAGGCGCGGGCTCGCTCCGTTGGTGGCACTGGCGGCAACGCTCGGGGCTGCCCTGGTGGGCATCACGCACCATTCAAAAGGCACGGCTGGCCGCGACCCCGTGGAGCGGGTGACGGGCTCGATTGCCTTTGGTGCGCTGGCAAGGCTGGTGTTCGCTGCGGCGAAGCTCCCCGAGGATGAGGGCGGGGGGCGTGTACTGGTGCGCTCGAAGTCCAACATCGGGCCGGACTCGGGCGGGTTCCGGTACGACTTGCGCGATATGCCGGTCCCTGGCGTTGCGGGCCTGACCGCATCAGTTGCGATGTGGGGTGAGGCGATCGAGGGCGAGGCGCGCGAGATACTAGCCGCGGCTGAGTCACCGCAACCTGAAGCGCGCGGTGGAGCATTGGCCGAGGCCGAAGAGTTCCTTTCCAGCATCCTGGAAGACGGGCCAGTACCGAAGCGCGACATCGTGTCGAAAGCGAAGGCTGAGGGTATCTCGGTGGACACGTTGAAGAGGGCTAAAGCGTCGCTCTGTATCGAGCACGCGAAGCGAGGTTTCGGCAAGGATGCTGTTACCTGGTGGGCATTCCCTGAAGGGCATTTTCAGCATACTGGTGGAGCTATTGCCAAACAGGCGCACAAAAAAGCGTCCGCCAGTATGGATTCTGGGCCGCCAGTATGCGCCGCCGACCTCGACACGCCAGAAATTGAGGAAGGTTTTCTATGAGCGCGCAACTGATCAAACAGGCTGCTGCCGACGGCGTTGAACTGTTCCTGGCCGATGGGCGAGTCGGGTACCGGGGTAAGCCTGAGGCGCTGCGGCGATGGCTTCCACGGATCAAGGAACAGCGAGATGACATCGCGGCGGCGCTGGCTACTCCGGCGCTCTGGTGGCGTTTCGCCGTTCACTGTCCGGCGCGAACCGTCGAGATCGACTTTGCGAGCGGCTCCACGGAGGCTGAGGCGCGAGAGATTATCGCGGGACTTTATCCCGACGCTGCCGCTGTCATTCCACTTCTGAGATACCCCACCACACCGAGCCCGGAGGCGACCCCATGACGCATGACCCAGTATTCAAGGCTTTCGACGAACTGACAGAACGAGCGCGATTCGATGAGATGGTTGCCCGATCGATGCCCGATCGAACGGTCGGCGAGGCCTGGACCAACCAAGCGACTGAAGCGACCCTTACCGTCTATCAAGTGACACCCGATCGATCAACCATCCAACAACACCCCAAGGGGGCGACTAAGTGAGAACAGTGACTCTACATGCACCGCTGCATTTTCAAGCAGCACCGGCGACCAAACCAAACGAGCGGCCATTCGCGGGCATCGCCTACGCGGGGGAGGCGATGAACAACGGGAGCGGCACCTTCGTCGTTGACCTGGCGACCTTGAAGGCTGTTCCTCCCCTGCCGCTGTTGTTCAACCACGATCAGGCCCAAGTCGTTGGCGTGATCGACACCATGACGCGAAACGGCACGCTCGAAATCACCGGCCGGCTGTTCCTGGACGGGGCAGGCCGGGAGATTTCCGACCGGGCGAACGCGGGTATCAAGTGGGAGTTGAGCGTCGGCGTCTTTCTGGCCGCCGTGCGAAGCGCCCCATCCGGGAAGCTCGAAATCGTGAACGGCCGGACGCTGACGGGGCCATTCCAAGTTCTCGAGAACGGGCATCTTCGCGAGGTGTCTGTCGTAGCCGTTGGCGCAGACCCGGACACCCGCCTAGACCTGTTCCGGGGCCGGACATTGAGCCCCAGGGACATTTACGCAGAGCGGCGGGGCGAGCCTGCCCGCGTTGACCTGTTCCGCAGTGGCAAGACCCTGGACCCCACCGAAATCTACCGACGAAGGAACCCCAATGGCCGCTAAAGGCAACCGACAAACCGAGGGCAAGCAGATGACCGACGAACTGATGACAGCGACGAAGAAACTTCGGGCCGCACGCGAAGAACTGGAGTCAACCCGTCGCGCGCAACAGAACGTGAAGGACAAGATCGCGGCGCAGCGCGAAGCCATTCGCGCAGCCGAGGCCCACGCGATTGCCCTGGACGAACAAGCCGCAGAGTCTATGGTGAGTCCCGAAGCCGCCGAGGCCTGGCGGACGGCACGCGCCAAGGCGCTAACCGACAAGGAAGGGCTCACCATACAGCTCCAAGCCCTGGAGACGTGCGAGAGAAACTGCGCGGAGACTGCGAGGCGGGATAAGACGCGCGTGGTCGAAGCCGAGGCGGAATGCCTTGTGACAAGGCTTGAGGCCCTTAAGCCCCAAGTTCGAGAAGCCTTCGAAGTGATCGCGGATGGTGCGGCTTTGCATGCCCGGTGGGTGGTAGGCTCGCCGCACCTTAGCACCGTGACCCTGCACGATTTTGTCGACTGGCTGTTCAACAGCGGCGTGGTGAACCTTGGGGAGCTAAACACCCAGGAGCGGGCGGGGCGCACCGAGGCTCCGCGATGAATCACCCGGCACCCCGAGAGGCAACCGCTATGCGACAGAAGATTGTGGTGGATCCGGCCGAGGTCGAACGGCTCGCGGGCCGCGGACTGACTCACGATCAGATCGCCGAGGCGCTTGGTATTGGAGCGCGGACGCTTGATGCGCGGAAAAAGGAATCTGCGCTGGTTGCGGAGGCTATAAAAAGGGGGCGAGCGCAGGCAATCGGGACCGTTGCGAACAAGCTGTTCGAGGCCGCCGAAGCTGGGCAGCCGTGGGCAATCTGCTTCTACCTCAAGTGTGTCGCGAAATGGCGGGAGACTGATCACAGGATCATAACGGGGCCGAATGATGGCCCCATCGAAATCGCAGACGCTACCGAAGCTGTCCGACGTAAGCTCATTCCCGAGGCTTTCGAGGACTGAGCGCAGATGATCCAGCCAACCCCGCCTTAGCGCGGGGTTTTTTGTGTCTGCTGCCCGGCGGCGGGTGATCGCATCAGGAAACAGTTCGCACCGCTACCAGTTCAAGCAGTCAGCCGGGCTTATGGTTACATCATCATGAACCAGCTGGAGAAACCGTCGCACGCGGCACGACTTGAGCGCTGAAAGGCGCATGGCATGCTCTGTGTAGGTTATCGACAATCAACACACGCACGCCGCTGCAGACAGGCCCAGGAAGGCCACGGAGAGGCGCACGACGGGGCGCAGTCTGGCGGCTGACACATGCGGGACTATCGGACATGCGCCGAGCGATCAGAGGGTCCGCTGGAGCGCGGGCCTTTATGCGCGCTGCGCGGGCGGATGGGTTAACGCGCGGATTGGGCAACACTCCGCCAACCGGTAACTCCATAGGCCGGGAGCGGTAATACCGCGTCTGCTCCGAACACGGCAGGCGGACCGGGTCGCCCTTGGCAAGCCAATCGGACATATTTCCTATTCCGGCAAACTTGACGTATGCTTAAACAACAAAAAGCCCGCAATTTCGGGCTTTTTGTGACTCCGCCGAATCGGACGGCGGCATTGGTGGGTCAATGCTGGGCGCGCACAGAGGCTCAGGCAACTATGTTGGAGACAATAATGAGCACCACGACTTCGCAACAGGTCACCAAAAAACCGTGCGACGAAGCACACATTTTTGAGTCCCTGAATGAGGCTCTGTCAATTCACAGGGATACCATTCAACTGGCAGAACTGGGGCAATTTACGACCGAGGAAGTAGCAGAGATGCGCGCATATTCGCGCTCCTGGGCGTTCCCCCTTGGACTCGTCCTGGATCGCTAATGCCAGCCTGGAAGGAGCTCACTGATCAGATCGAATCACTTTCTCCCGATTGCATTGGGGGATGGTTACAAACGCAATATGAAGCGACTCTCAATGAGATTGCGCAGTTGCGGGGTGGAAGGAACGTCCTGATCTATGCGTCTGGATTCCTCCAAAAGCCTAACATCCCCGGGAGCTTCTTGCAGATCACCCACGAAGACATCAACGGGTTTATGTCCGTCATGTACGGCATGGATTGGAGCAAGGGACTAACGCTCATTCTCCATACGCCAGGGGGCCTGACCAACGCTGCTGAAACCATAGTTTCCTACTTGTGGAGCAAGTTCGAACACATAGAAGTCATGGTTCCGACATATGCAATGTCGGCCGGAACCATGATCAGTCTCGCCAGCAATCGGATCATAATGGGTCGGCAGAGTCAGCTTGGCCCCATCGATCCACAGATGCCCGTAAACGGACGATTTGTGTCAGCGCGTGCGATCGTTGAACAGTTCGACCGGGCAAGAGACGAGATCCTAGACGACCCGAAAGCGGCTCATGTCTGGGCTCCGGTGCTGGCTTCCGTCGGCCCTGCTCTATTGCAGGAAGCGCAGAACGCCCTCGATTATGGGGAATCCATGGTGGCCGGGTGGCTCAAACAACGAATGTTCAAGGGCATCCAAAATGCAGATGCGATAGCCAAGGCTACGGCGAGTCATTTCAACGATGCCACGAAACATAAGAGCCACGGGCGCCGCATTGATCGCGACGAGGCGCGCGCCAACAATATCGTTGTGGAAGACCTTGAAACAGAACAACAGCTACAAGACGCAGTTCTTACCGCCTATCACCTGAGCGTCATAATTTTTGAAAAGAGCCCAGCTGTGAAGTTAATGGCCAGCAGTGATGGGCGTTCATGGATGAAGAATTTCGTTGTTCCAAGCTAG